TGGGACCACGGCTGATCCGATGTGGTCAACTTCCAATCGCAAGGAGCGGCTACCCGACGACTGGCCGAAGATCAGAGCAGCAGTCAGGGCCCGAGCCAAAGGCAAATGCCAAGCCACCAACCATGCAGCCAAGTGCCGAGGGTGGGGCAGTGACGCCGATCACATAACGCCGGGTGACGACCACAGCATGGACAACCTGCAGTGGTTGAGCGGTGCATGTCACTGGGCCAAGACCAACCGTGAGACCGCAGCGCGCAACCGCGAACGCCGAGCCGCGCGATACAAACCAAGCGAACAACACCCAGGGAGACTGGCATGAGCGTCAAGATCAAGCTGACCCGAAACGCAGGCGGCAACAAGGCAGGCGACACCATCAGCGTCACGCCGAAGGCCGCCGCTAACCTTATCGCCGCCGGATACGCCGACGAGGTCAAGGGACGAGCCACCAAGGAGACAGACACCACCGACACTTCCGAGTGACACGCAGGAGGGGTGCGGGGGACTCCCTCAGCACCCCGAAGGTCGCCGGGAATAGCCGCTCCGATCCTGCGTGCGCTTCGACCTCGTTTTTTTCGGGCCCGCTCTTCGGGAGTTTCGAACACTTGATCGCCCCTGGTGGGCGCTGATTCGCCCCAGGAGGGCATGATGACTCGCAAGAAGACGTTGGGTGTTCCCGCTGGCCTGAATGATGCCGGCGAGGCGCTGTGGTCGAAGGTGACGGGGAAGTACACGCTGCGTGCCGATGAGCTGGTGACGCTTGAGTCGGCCTGCCATGCCGCTGATCGGATCGTGCTGATGCGTGATGAGCTTGGCAGTTCGGTGACTACGACTGGTTCGATGGGTCAGACCGTCGTGCATCCGTTGATCCCTGAGATCCGGGCGCATGAGGCTCAGATCTCGACTCTTCTTGCGAAGTTGAAGCTTCCTGACGAGCAGGGTGGCGAGCAGGTGTCGCAGCAGCGTCAGGCTGCTCAGTCACGGTGGGCTTCGGCTCATGGCGCAACTGCTTAGCGCCACCCCGGCGTTCATCAAGAACCGGTCTGATGAGGCCGAGGAGATCAAGCGTTGGTATCGGTCGGAACTGGCTGACACTCTTCCCCCGATCGGGTTGGAGTGGGAGCCGGTCAAGGTTGGCCCGACATGGCAGTACGAGGGCGGGTGGCTTCTTCCTGAGCGGTCGCTTGGGTGGGAGGCTCTGGCTTTCGCTGGTCAGTGGTTGACTCACCGGGGCAAGCCGTGGAAGTACACGATGGAGCAGGCGCGTTTCGTGCTGTGGTTCCATGCGGTGAACGAGGACGGCACTCATGTGTCGCATTCGGCGGTCCTGCAGCGACTGAAGGGTTGGGGTAAAGACCCGTTCGCGGCTGTTGAGTCGACGAACACGCTGGTGGGTCCGCTCGAGTTTGATCACTGGGGCAAGGATGGCCAGCCGGTCGGGCATCAGGTCACCGATGCGTGGGTGCAGATCGCCGCCGTGTCGTTGGATCAGACGAAGAACACGATGAAGATCTTCCCTGGGTTGATCCCTGGGGATACTCGTCGTCATTTCGGCATTCAGATCGGCAAGCAGAACGTGTGGGCTCGTGGTGACGCGGCTCAGATCGAGGCTGTGACGGCTTCCCCTCTTGCGATTGAGGGTGGACGTCCGAAGCTGGTGATCCGTGCGGAGACGCAGAACTGGAATTCTTCCAACGGCGGTCATGACATGGCCGGCGCGATGGAGGGTAACGCGGCGAAGTCTGAGGTGGGCGCCCCAGCGCGCATTCTGGATATCTGCAACTCCTACCGTCCGGGTGAGGATTCGGTCGGTCAACGTCAGCGTGAGGCATGGGATGACACTCAGGGCGATGACGCGAAGGCGATGGACTACGGCCTCCTCTATGACTCGCTCGAGGCTCCTGCTGAGGCGCCGCTGACGGCTGATGCGGCCCCTTCTGTTGTGGAGGCTGTGCGGGGCGATTCCGTCTGGCTGGATGCAGCCGGTCGTATTCGTAAGTCGATCCTGAACCCGCTGAACTCGCCTTCTGAGTCTCGGCGTAAGTGGTACAACCAGGTCACCGCGGCTGAGGACGCGTGGACGGAGCCGAACGAGTTCGATCCGTTGAAGGATGACGAGATCGTGGTGGAACCGGGCGAGGAGATCGCCATGTTCCTCGACTGCTCGAAGTCTGACGACGCAACCGGGCTTGTGGGTGTTCGCATGTCCGATGGTCACGTGTTCACGCTCGGGATGTGGCAGAAGCCGCCCGGTAAGCGTGGTGAAGGATGGCTGGCGCCTCGCGAAGAGGTTGATGGCGTCGTTGATCACACGTTCGAGACGTACCGAGTGGTTGCCTTCTTCGGCGATCCGTCGCACACGCTCAATGACGAAACTCTGGATTCGTACTGGGATCTCTTGTTCGACGACTGGCATCGGCGTTACCGGAACAGATTGAAGATCTGGGCGTACGGGACCAAAGGGGGCAAGGGGCATGCGGTGAAGTTCGACATGACTGACCGCACGAACTCGAAGGCGATCGCTGAGGCGGTCAGCTTCACTCTTCGTGAGATCCAGGACGGGCAGTTCACCCATGACGGTGACGCTCGTCTACGCAGGCACGTTCTGAATGCTCGCCGCTACCCAGTGGCTGGGTTCATGTCGATCGCAAAGGATCGCGCGGATTCCAAGAACAAGATCGACCTCGCTATCTGCATGGTCGGAGCTCGCATGGCCCGCCGTCGTGTGTTGAACAGCGGCAAGAAACAAGGGGGGCGCGTGTGGTGATGAAGCGTGATGATGTGCTCGAGCTCGCCAATGACGTCCTGATTCCGGGGTGGCAGCAGCAGCGTCGAAGCCTTGATCTGATCGACAAGTGGCATCGGTGGGAGCCGGATGCGTTGCGGGACAAGATCCCGAACTACGCGACGACGGAACATCGGAACCTGGCGAAGATCAGTGAGACGCCGTTCCTGTCGCTGGTTGTGACGACGGTGGCGCAGCAGCTTGTCGCTGAGGCGTTCCGTTCGTCGCGGTCGGTCGATACGGAGCGGATCACCGAGCCATGGTTGCGGAACCGGATGCACTCGCGTCAGCGGGCCGTCTACCGCGCGGCCCTGTCCTACGGCTACTCGTACGTTACGGCTATGCCTGGTGACACGGGCGCGGTCCTGCGTGGCCGCTCACCGCGCGACCTGTACGCCGTGTACGGCGACGTGGTTGAGGACGAATACCCCATGTACTACCTGCTCGCGAAGGGCAGCCACAAGTACATCGTGGACGAAGAAGCGGTCTACATCCTCGGCGACGACAACGGGCGCATCGACTACATCGAGGAACGGCGCCACAATGCCGGTGTCGCGCCGGCTGTGCGATATTCGAACCAAATCGACCTCGAGGGCCGCACGCCTGGTGAGGTGGAGCCGTACGTGCAGGTTGCGGAGCGGATCAACAAGACCACCTACGACCGGATGCTGGTTCAGCACTTCAACTCGTGGAAGGTACGCACCGCGACAGGCCTGGATATGCCGAACGATCCTGAGGATCGCGAACGCGTGAAGCTACTGCTTCGTCAGGGCGACATTCTGACGGGAGAAGAGGGCGTCCAGTTCGGCACCCTCGACGAGACCTCGCCGGATGGGCTGATCAAAGCCACGGATGAGGACGTGAAGATCCTCGCCGTCGTCACGCAGACACCGGTTCACGCCCTCACGGGCGATCTGGTGAACCTGTCTGCGGATGCGATTGCCGAGTCTCGTGCGATGGCTGATCTGAAGGTAAATGAGCGCAAGGTCGGTTTCGGCGACTCGAATGAGCAGGTGCTTCGGCTTTCTGCTCACATCGAGGGTCGCCGGGATGACGCTGCGGACTTCTCAATTCGTACCGATTGGGCGGATCTGCAGTCGCGGTCGATGAATCAGGCGGCTGATGCTCTCGGCAAGATGGCGACGATGCTGAAGATCCCGGTGGAGCTGTTGTGGGATCGTATCCCGACTGTGACGCCCGAGATCGCTAAGGCGTGGCTCGCCTACAAGAAGGAGAACCCTTCGGCTGAGGAGCAGCTTGCAGCGGCTCTGAATGAGCAGTCCAATGGCGTCAACGGCTGAGGGTAGGGAACTCACCACCGCCCATCGAGACGCACAGATTCGGGTCGGTGCGCGCGCGGAGATCGAAGCGCGCGCACTGTGGGATCGTCTCGACATCGATGATCTGGATGGGTCGAAGCCGTACTGGCTCGCGTCGACAGCGATCGCGGTGAGCCGTCGCATGGCTGAGTCTCAGCGGGTAGCCGCCGAGTACCTTTCCGAGTTCCGGCTTGCCGAGCTCGGGGCTGCTGGTGCGGTCGTGCTCGCGGCGCCTACCGAGACAGCGCGTGCGTTGAGCCTCGCTGGCCCGACACGCGTGAAGCGCCTCATCGGTGCAGGTATGGACTCAGCGGATGCGTTCGAGGCGGCGTTGACGAAGTTCGGCGGCATAGTGCGACGCCAGGCCATGATGGGCGGTCGGCTGACGGTTGCGGCGACCGCTGGTCGTGATCGCCGTGCTGTTGGTTGGCGTCGCGTCACTGACGGCAACCCGTGTGCGTTTTGCGCGATGCTCGCTTCCCGTGGCCCCGTCTACCGGGATGCCGCGGCGGCGGATGGCATTCAGTACCACTCGTACTGTGGGTGCACCGCTGAACCGGCCTACTCGTACGCGTGGGAACCGACCGCCGACGAAGAGCGCTACATGGATGCCTACGGCGAAGCGCGCGCGCTCGTGGCCGCGAACGGCAAGGCGATCAACACGAAGAAGCTCCTCGCGGCGATGCGCCAGAACGGTGGCTTCCGAGACTCGCCCACCTCATAGACCCCCCGAACCATTCGGGATACATCGCTGCCCTGGTGCTG